TGGTGGTGTTACAAGCGATACCAACTTAAAAGATGTTGGTGGTAATACGGTGGCAACTGGAGCAGGTGCCGCAAATACAGGAACACAGCGAGTTGTAATCGCAAGCGACCAATCCACGCTCCCTGTAGATATCCAAGATACAGAAATCGCTGTTTCTCTAGATAAAGATGAAGATTCTGTCACAGTGTATAGTGACCCGCTCTCCCCTTTAGACGTGGCCGGAGCTGTTACTCCTGAAATGACAAGTGGCGGGCATTTGGCAGTCACAACATCAACAACTGGAAGCACATTTGTTGCATTTGCTTCTCAAGCCTGTAGACAACTAACAATTAGCAACCAAAGCGGAACGACAATTGAAGTTAGACAGGGCGGTGCCGGAGTTGCCTTTCAAATCCCAACGGCAGCGTTCTATACTTTTTTCGGATTAATCAACGCAAACGAATTAGACTTAAGAAGAACAGATGTCGGGAATACTCAGGTAACAATTACCGCTAGGTGGGAAGCGTAACTATGAGATTTCTACTAGGTAACCAATTTCCGTATGCGATAGGAAGAGTCATTTCCACTGGAATTGATTTTTCAATACCGTTTCTGCCATCAGATGCGGATGGTTTGATTACTGCAGATGGTTTCCTGTTTAACGTGATATTTAGACCTGTACCGCTTCAGCCATTCGGTTCAGATTTATTCATTACAGCAAATGGCGATGTGTTTAATGTAAGGGAGTATTAATAATGGCTAATTACGTTTCCTCGTTTACAGGTACGCAAATAGACGATAGCGTAGGTGTAACAGAAGGCGCAGGCACAGGGATTGTCGTCAAGACAGGAACTTCAGCTGGCGTAAAAAGAAGTGTTGAAGGTACAACAAATCAGATTACAGTAACGAACGGAGACGGTGTTGCCGGTAACCCAACACTAGCACTCGCATCAGCTGTTACTACTTCTCTAGGAAAAGCAGATACTGCTGTTCAACCCGCTGATATTAGCGATGTAGTAAGAGATGCAGATATTACGGATGTAGTAAGGGATGCGGATATCACGGATGTTGTGAGAACTGCAGATATCACCGATGTAGTAAGGGATGCGGATATTACTGATGTGGTTCGGTCTAACACAATAACAAATGTTGTATCTCTTACTCAAGCTGAGTATGATGCAATTGGGACACCGAACGGCTCGACCTTGTATGTAATCGTTTAAGGAGAGACTATGCCACTGAGATTAGGCTCACTAACCCCAGCTGCACTTAGAGTCGGCGCTTCTGAGGTTACTGCTGCATATCTAGGTTCAACTTTAGTCTACAGCTCAGCTCCCGAGTTTTGGGAGCCGTCTCAACTTGCGGAACTTGCGTTTTGGCTCGATGCCGACGATGCGAGCACTATTACGCTCAATGGTTCAACCGTTATTCAGTGGGATGATAAGAGTGGAAACGCCCGACACGTAATTCAGGTAACGGCAACATCACAGCCGACTAATCCAATTGACCTCAACAATAAACGTGTAATTCAATTTGATGGAAATAATGATTTCTTTAACGCACCCGAATTTACAACGTCTCGTACGGTTTTCATTGTAGCAAACAAGGGTTCAGCAACGGCACCGCAGTTGAGCGGTGCAGCTCCCGGCTCGTTTTTACCGACGTGGAATGTCAACGCAGAAAAGCTCGAATACCGCAGCGTTTCTACACAGACCGTTCTCGCGGTACTTGGAGGTGGACTTACGACAGAATACGCATTCGGTTGCGTTCAACTTGATACTCCAAATAATGAGGTGAAGCTTAATATTTTTGGTGGAGCAGTCACGACCGTCAGTCAACCACTATCAAGTTCGTCAGATTCAAAAATAAACATAGTCGGGCGAGATTTTGCGGGCGCGAATCAGTTCACGGATGGTGCGGTAGCTGAAATAATTACATTAAGTGATTTAATATCGACCGAAGACAGACAGAATGTCGAAGGCTATTTAGCTTGGAAATGGGGGAGCGTATAAATGGCAATGGAATTACTTTCGAAACTTCCGTATGACCATCCTTACCGTTGGGATGGCACAAAATTTGGCTCAGGTAGATTGTGGCGACCAAGTGACCTAGGCGCAGACTTAGCCTTGTGGCTAGACGCGGAAGACACAGATTCAATTACGCTCAACGGCTCAACCGTTTCACAGTGGTCAGACAAGAGCGGGAATGCGAGGCATGCAAGTCAACCTACAGCAGCGTTACAACCTACTTATCTTCCAACAGGCTTCAATGCAAAGCCTACGCTGCAAAGCGACGGAAACGACGTCTTAGAACTCGGTGCGACTTCACTTGGTCGGAACGTCGGCGGCATCACTGCGGCAATCGTCGGCGTACATGCAGCCGGACCAACTTTTAGCAGCAATGCGAACGAACTATATATTAGTACAGGCACAAGTTTAACAAGCACGCGGTTTGCTTTTACGCCTAACCCATCTGCAAGCACAAGCAATCTATATGCAGTCGCTGGCAGACGGTTGGATGCAGACTCTTATCAAACAGTCTCAAGCTCTACCAATTCGCTTGACAATCGTGGCAACAAGTGGATTCGCGTAGGTCAGGCGGCATACACTGATGGCGTCGCAAATCACTGGACTGATGGAACGCAAGACCTCACCAACCAATCATTTCAAACGGCCGGCGTTTCAAGCGACACAGACGCACTGCGCACATCTATTTTTGGCGGCGTGACTCAATTACCCGCAGGCTCACAACTTTGCGAAATTGTGTTGACACATTCAACGATGACCAACCTAGACCGGCAAAAACTTGAAGGCTACCTTGCGTGGAAATGGAACCTTGTTGGAAATCTGCCAGCGGATCACCCGTACAAAACTCAACCGCCATTCGTCATCGACCCTGAAGCGCAGAAATACTTGCGAGCAGTCGAAGCGGCAGACGGACAACCATTGGAGGAGGGTGTTAGACTTGCGGTAAATGACTTTGTTGTTGGTTGCAAATCTGATGGAATCTGGGATGAAATTAAAGCAAGCTGCATTCTCGCAGGTGCTCGCACACTCGGCGGTGCTCTTGTTCCTCTCACAGGTGCAGCTCCAACAAATTTTAATTTTGTGGCTGGTGACTATGACCGAGCAACGGGGTTGGTGGGAGATGGAAGTACGAAGTATTTAAACGCGAATATAACAGACAACGAACAGGGGATAACTCTAAACAATATGCACCTTTCGGTATACAAAACCGAAACAGGATCGACGGTTGGTGTACGATATTTAATCGGAACAAATGACTCAGAAATTTACACGAACTTCGCGAATTTAATCACACAGAGCCGAGCCAACGCAGTGATTTCCGGAGCGGCGACAGATAACAATTTCATCGGATGGAGCAGAAGCACTTCGACCGGGTATGACCTTCGAGTGAACTCAGTAACGACCGCTCAAGTATTAGCTTCAACTTCCGTAGCAAACGTAAATATTGGAGTTTTCGCACGAACCGCACCATCTATATATAGCACCCACAGACTAGCATTTTACTCCATCGGTGAATCCCTAGACCTTGCTTTGCTAGATGCGCGTGTATCAACTCTAATGACAGCAATAGGAGCAGCAATCCCATGAATATACTACTTTTAAGCGAATCAGAGGCTCTATCATTAATCGCAAAGCAAAGCGGACAACATCGACTCGCACCAGTTCGATTGACTGACGGGAGCTATTTTCTTTCGGCTGATGTGCTGACGGAAACGCAGAGTGGGCTTTACGCTGGCCAGCTCGACGGCGTGACTTACACAGAAGTTCAACTACAAGATATTCAACATCTGATTGAGGTAAATGATGAAGTATAAAGTATTTGCAACCGAAGCGGAGGCACTTGTCGCTGAAAAAGCAATTTCCGAATCGCTCGGGTATTCAAAACCCGGTGTTAACGCGAAAACAGGTGAATTGGTTCCGAATATATTGACTCTACGCTGGGCAGTCCCTCAACAAATCTCCGACGGTAGATGGGTGATTCCCTCGCCTGATGAAGACGGTGTTGAAGCTGAAGAAAACTGGTTCCCGATTAAAGAAGATATTTATTGACAGTAGTATATTAATGTGATATACTATATTTGCGATAGTTTCGCCATTTAAAGGAGGCATCAAATGGCAGCAGATAAGCGTTCCTCGCTCGTTCAAATACACCAGAGCGTGTTAGATGTTTCAAATCAGGCTTTAAATGTCGCTGTAGTAAGCGGCGGAGCAGGCGGTGGAGTAGTAGACAGCACTAATAGCTCTA